CTTCATAGACGATAACACTGATTCCGACGATGGACTAGCCTTTCACTTCTACAAAGGAGTGGAGGTTGTTCCCTCGTGTGATGACATTGAGTCACCCTCAATTGAAATTTCAGTACCTAAACCTGTCGCACCGACAGTACAACCAGATCTTGATTACAAACCCGCTACGCGGAAACATAAACAAGATCTAACCGGTAGAAAGCTGTTAGTTGGTAAATCAAACAGCAATCTCACGACCAAGACTTTATTGTCTCGTGTTGATAAGCCGGAGGACATCGTCACTGATGCTAAAGATAAATACACCAAACGTAAGAAACGTGTCAATACTCATATTGTCAGACAAGTTTTAACAAGCGTCAATTCTGATCCGAAAGGTGAAGATATATTGGCGCGAGGAACTGACTATGCAGTACGATCTCATCTCGATAGAGTTGAAAATCGCACGAAGACTACAAGTTTTAGACATAGTATCAGAAACGCCAAAGATAAACAGCTAGATGTAGAAATACGTTCTCGCAGAGCAAATAAACACTCTGTTGAAGAAACCAATCTACGTAAGCCGACTAAAGATTTTTCCAAAAAGAAAACTTTACCGCCTAACAATGCTGCAAATCTTGAATCCTTGGAGAGAGCTTTAGATGCTCCAACGGATTTTACGCGTGCGGAGAAACGCGCCCACCGTGAAGCAGTTTTAAAAAATAAAGCTGCCCGAAAAGAACGCCGTAAGGCTCGAAAGGCTACTCCCGGATCTCTTTTAGAGGCCAAGAGTGATGAGGTTAATACTCACACTGAATCCAAAGTAACAGAAATTATATCTGTTGCTACTTCAGCTGCTGTGTATGCATTACCTCACCTTGACAAGTACTTTGGTGATCTTGTCGCACAAAACAAAGAAATAGCATATGTTATAATATATATGTACCAAATGTTTATTTCTGACTCTCCTATAACGGATGCTGTCGCCACTATGCAACTCCTGTTGGAGTTCGGAGACGAGAAAGAATTTTGTTCTATTCCCGAATTAGTGTCAGCACAGCTCTTTACATATAGTGTTTTTGTGCGAAGGAACGTGTTCAAACCTAGTTCTAAACCTTTAGTTGTAGATGGAAACATAGTTACTGAATCACATTTAACTGACATCTTGGATGCAGTTACAAATAGTGGCAGTATACTTATGAATTCCAAGGCCATTGAATCATTAAGAAATATAGTATTAGTTGCTACAACTCATAACTTTATTCCTGGTCTATCAGTTAAGAAACTGGTAGAGATTTTTGGTCCTATAACTCATCCAGCATCGTATATTGACGCGATACAAATAGTAACGTCGTCAATATCATATTTGCTGAAAATTTCATCCCAGATTTTGGCAGGAGCACCTCTTTTAGAAGTGTTTTTCCAATCGGATCCATTGCGCACTGCTTTGAGTAAAGCAGATGAACTTATATTGAATAGAAACAATATATGCTATGGTTTACCTGTTTCAGGTCAAATCTCAGCTACAGTTTATGCAACAGATTTGAGAGATACTTTGGCTGCGCTTGACTATATGTCAACCAACCTTAGTAAAAGATCTGGATCTGGAAAAAGAGTCATGATAGCTAAGGCTCAACTAGTAGAAATACATGTTGGAGTCCAAAATCTCATGCAAAGATCAAATCGCGCTACACCTATTGGAGTAGTTATTTACGGAGATCCAGGAGTTGGAAAGACTTCTGTATTAACGAAAATTGCGAGTATCCATTCTAAAATTATGGGGCGGGTTTACAACCCTTCGCACATGTTTGAACGTGCAAAAACCTCACAGTATTGGGATGGATATGATCCCCTAGCCACTCCTATTATTCATATCTCTGAAGCAGGTTCAATGAATACAGCTTTAGCAAAGAAAAATGGAGATGAACTAGTTAGTGAATTGACTTCTATAGTCGATTCTCTACCATATCCTGTTGATATGTCCAGGATAGAAGACAAAGGAAAGTATTTCTGCAAGGCAGAATTAGTTCTAATAGACACAAACAATAAGGAGCTCAACTTACAGTACACTGTAAATAATCCAGCAGCTTACAGACGGCGTTTCATTTATGTTAGGCCAGTTGTCAAGAAAGAATATGCTAAACCTGGGTCTACAGCTCTAGATCCTTCGATCGTAGGGCCAGACTATTACGATAAATGGACATTTGATGTTGAAACGTATGTTCCCTCCAGTTCCACTGATGGTAACTATGTCTCGCACTTAAAGTCTATTGATTCAGCGAACGATATACATGCACTGGAAGATGTGCTTACTAGATTGTTCACAAAACATATACGTGAACAAACCACTCATTTGCAAAATTTAGCTGCATCTAGTGATTTGTGCGAGCATGGAATACCCAAATCCGAAGCTTGCTTATCATGTAAACCCAAGTGCGAACATGGATATCCATTTGGTGCTATTTGCACTGAGTGTATTGGACTGTGTCCACATGGCATTATAAAAGCAGAATACTGTGATGACTGTAAGAATATTACGTGTCCTCATGGTAATAGTAGATCTGGTGATTGCAAAGAATGCTATCACTATGAAAAGGAGCTAAATAATCCTTGTGAACATAGCGCAAGACGATATAGTTGCACTAAATGCAGACCTTGGATGAGTGACTTCTTTGATGAGAAATCAGAGATTATCACTGAAAGCAATGTCAAGCATTATGACATAAATCCAGAAAGACTCGGCAAAATTGAGACAATCCAATTTTATTGGAAACTCATGTCTGCGCTGAGTATCCCGGTAATAGATACGTGTGGAGTAGGCCTTTTAGGTTTATTTTATCTCCTAGCGTGTCTTGAAAGAGGCACTCGATTCGTCGTTTTATTGATGTTATCGTTCCTCTTGTATTACATTGGGTTATTTGGATATATGGCTATTTTATTAGTACTTCTTCTTTCGCAAATGTCTTATTGGACAATAGCAAAGACTATGGCTAAGAATAAGGTCAAGAACATCGGTAGTGATATCGCTAAAACTTGTCATGATTTTAAAGCAACATGGTGTCGTCTTTTCGACTACCGTGATGGTAGATACAGACCTGATATGTATCGTACTGCAAAATATGTGGCACTCTTGGGTGCTGCTGCAGGTATCATTACGATTATAGTTAAGATTAAGAAGAAGTACGAACATCTCGTACTAACAGAGTCCTCCGAATTTAAGGAGAGGTCTGATATTTCTGAGGAACTTGAAGCGTTGGAAGATAATTACCATCTTGGTAGATCGTATAAACGCGTTCCTATTAAACATGAGAAGATATGGAATACTCAAGCAATTGAGCCTTCTGTACATCAATCCGGCGTGGAGGGTCTTGTGTCCCACCTAGCCAGGAATCAAAGACGTAGTGTCATCGTGAGCCCAACGGCTCGGGTTGATACTTATGTTTTTGGTGTTAAAGGAAACTATGCTCTAATAAACCGCCATGCTTGGCTTACGCTTACTGGCGATATAGAGCTACAAGTATCTCAGAAAGGAGATGTGACAACCGATTTGTCGGGTTATCATGCAACAAAGTTGCGCGAAGGATATTACGTGCCTGTAAAAGATGATATCGTCTTAGTAAAATTAGATGGTGTCGCCTTCAAAGATGTGATACGCCATTTCCCGATGAATGACATCAAGTTTGCCAATGCTCCCGGATATGTAATGGGAGATAGGATTATGGTTTCTAAATATGATAAGCCACTTCAAGTGAATCATGCAGGTGTAGCAACACTTAACATGACTTCTACTGTGGTTTATGAATGGAAAAATCATAGAACTGGTGTCTGCGGTTTACCAGTGGTAGCGCAACGAGATTCTGGGTCATGCATTGTTGGAATACACAGTGCCGGAGATGACCGTAGAGATACATCCTTTGGGATTGTTGTCACTCAACCAGATATTGAGCATGCCATTGAAGAATTAGAGAAAGTAACAACTCTCACTGTGTACTCAGAATCATGTATGATTTATGGTAGTGCACCTCATTACAAGTCTCCTATTCGATATGTCGATTTGGGCCCTATGGAATACTTTGGTAGTGTTCGTACCCCAATGATGAATCAACGTAGCAGACTTCGTAAGTCCATTTTCGCACCTTGCTTAGATGGCATGTTTAAAGAGATTATTGATTACGAAACAAAAGAGGAATATGGAATCCCTGTTATGAAACCTCGTGGCAAAGGGAAAAATTTCCTATCACCTTTTAATGTTGCTCTGGTTAAAATGGCCAAGCCTAAGAAGGCTTTGGACCCTGGAATTGTCTCAAAGACAATAAATGACATATTAACTTTTATCTTACCACAGTTAGAAGCCAAAGATATACATTTACAACCCCTTGATGTTAAAACAGCACTTAATGGTGTTGATTACGATGCTTATCTGCGTCGTGTTAACATATCCACCAGTGGTGGATTCGGGTTTCCAGGTGGAAAGAGAGCGCATGTTACGCGCTACACAGAAGGTTCCACTGTTTATGATGAGCCCAAAGAAGCTCTCAAAGCAGACATCATACGGATCTTAAACATCTATGCCGGTGGCGAAAGAGCCAACCCTGTTTACACCGCAAACTTGAAAGATGAACCACGAATTCTTGAGAAATGCCTGAAAGGCAAAACTAGAGTTTTCTTTGGTGCACCATTTAGTTTTCTTATAGTTGCTAGAATGTTTCTTGCTCCTTTGTACACCCTCATGAACCAGTTCTCAGAGATTTTTTGTACAGCAATTGGAATTGATATGCATAGAGATGCAGAAAAATTTCACACGCTGCTCAGAGAGTTTAGTGAATGGATTTTAGAAGGAGATTACGAAGGGTATGATGTTAGCATGCCTTTTGGCGTGGGAACAGCTGTAAACACACTCGTTTATGAGATGTGTAAAGCTTTGGGTTACACTGCTAAACAATTGAAAATATTAGCTGGAATACTATCTGACGATGTTATGCCACTTATAGATTTGTTGGGAGAAATTATTCTCGTTCCAGCGCTTCAGCCTTCGGGAAAGTACGGAACAGCAGAGAATAACTCATTGCGAGGACTATTTATCATGGTCTACTTGTGGAATGTTTGTTCACAAAGTAAAGGATTATTTTTCTTTGACTACGTGAGACCTGCCACATATGGAGATGATGTATTGGCCGCAATTAAAGAAGCAGTCAGATCTTGGTTCAATATGAAAACTTATGCGCAATTGTGCAAAGAACATATGGGACTCGGGTTTACAACTGCCACTAAAAATGAAGTCAGTGATGAGGTAATAACTCTTAATGAAGCATCCTTTTTAAAACGTAAATTTACGTTTCATAAAGTGCTCAATAGAATTGTAGCCCCTCTTGACTTAGACTCAATTTATAAAGCCCTTCAGTGGTATATTCCGTCTAAGCATGAAAATATTGTTTCACAAATGTGCAGTACAGTTCAATCTGTGTTGCGTGAAATTTATTTCCACACTGATTATGATCAGTACGAGAAATTCTTTAATGCGTTGAAAAACGTGTTGGAATTGAACTATCCTGATGCCCAGTTTGATTTGCCATTGTATGATGACATTACAAGCTCTTTATGCTCAGACGAAATGGATGTATCTGAGGGAAGACATCTAGATGATTTTGCCATTGAGGCGGAAAGCACACCCCCTCTTTAGGATCGTAATCGTCTTCAAAACCTGTGCACACCCTGGAATAGTTTTGGTCGACTATTGCAGGAACTAAAAGGCCAAGCAATACATATAACCATATAACTAAACAGCTACGAGAATATTCTTTTGAGCTGAAAGAGGTTGAGTCCGAGTTATCATCTGTCAAAAATCCTCTCCCAGGGATTCCATACAGAGTGATTAAGACGATGAGGAGATACAGGTCTTCGCCAGCTTTTCATACTAATTGTGATACATACTTTGCGATTTTAGCAAAAAGAGATGGATTACAATCTACAATTGAGAAACTAATGACTTGGGTCAAGATGCGTGATGAAGAAAATCATGTGCGCACAGAATCGAACGTCAACTTGGATATGAGTGTAGGTTCTCTATCGTTTGATAAAGTATCTGCAATGGAAAATCTCACGGATGTCGCCGGAAACATGGTGGACGAAAAGTCTGCCGGTCATGTTGATATACCTGAGACAGGACAACGACATTTATTGGATTTAGATGAGTTTTTAGCTCGTCCATTGAAGATAACTACGTTAACAGTGGCTCCGTCCACTGATTTGACGTATTCAGTTGATGTTTGGGATGTGTTCTTGTCCCACCCTAGTATCAGAGCAAAGTTGAGAAATTATGCTTATATATCTGGAACATTGCATGTTAGAGTTACAGTATCTGGCTCTCCGTTTCATTACGGAAAGTTTCAGGTATCGTATCAGCCATTTGCAAATATCAATGAAAATATGATATTTTATGACGCTAATATTGCAACAACTAGATTTCAGGCATTATCTTACTTGTCTCAATCCCCTGGATCAGCTGTCATTGATGTGAAAGCTAATATGCCAGTGGAAATTGAGTTGCCATTTATTTGTCCACAACCTATGTTGAGACTCTTTAATAAAAGTGCTCTGATTTTACCAGAACTTTCTTCGTATGCAGATGCAGTTGACATGGGTAGATTGTATATTAATTCAATCAACCAAGTTCAATCGGCTTCAGCTACTCCTACGTCAGTATCCGTGTTTTTATATGCATGGATGACAGATTTGGATCTAGGTGCTCCGACAGGAACTGTTATTACTGTTGGAACAGAATCCAATATTCAGGACGAACGAGAGAAAGGACCTGTGGAAAAATTTGCCACACGCGCAGAGGAATATTGTGAGTACCTCACGTTAATTCCTGAGATTGGTGAGTTAGCTGCACCTGCTGGCATGATTGCTGGCGGACTGGCTAAACTCGCAGCATGGTTTGGATGGTCTTATCCTACCATGATAAACGAGCCTATGCGCGTGAAAAATGATCCGTACCAGAATGGTGCTCAAACTATTGGTTATGATCTGGGTAAGAAAATTACTCTAGATCCCAAACAAGAGTTGACAGTAGATCCACGACTTGGAGGTATAACAAAGGACGAAATGTCCATATCTTATCTCTGTTCTGTGGAATCACTATTAGATACTTTTAATTGGCAGGTAGCGGACACTGCGTTAGGATCATCTATTTGGATGGCACCAGTTAATCCTTTTATTTGTAAGCGGCTTGCACTTGGGGCACCAACGCCCTATCTTATGCAACCCACAGCATTAGGATTCGCAGCGACACCATTCGAGTACTGGAGAGGTGATATAACCTTCCGGTTCGAAGTTGTTGCTTCTGCCTTTCACCGTGGTAAATTAGCGTTTTATTATGAACCAAACATTTCTCAAAATGTGGTCATAGATTCAACGTTAGACACAAATAAACAATTTGTCAAAGTGTTAGATATACAAGAATCACAAGATATTTCCTTTACTGTTAAATGGGCTTTCCCCAAAGCTTGGGCGCGTGTTTTAGACACTAGTCTAATGGGCGACCTTGGCACAGTAGGATTCTTAGGTGATACTCTCTTTGAATATGCAAATGGATATATTGCTGTAGTACCTTTTACTACGTTGCAATCTCCAGATGGTTCAGATATAGAGATCAATGTGTATATACACTCTGACAGTATGGTTTTCAACCAATTAGTATCTACTAGGATACCGTCGTTGAGACCATCAACAGAATCTCACACGCAGACACCTATTAATCATACAGCAGTCGATCTTAATGATAGTACCGCTAATATGGATAATATAGGTTGTTTGCACTTCGGTGAGATACCAGTATCGTTTCGCGCACTAGTTCGGAGATTCAATGGTGTTTATGACCCTCTTGATCTTCCGGTTACTGGTGCAGTTACGCAAGCTTTCAAATATAATAATGTGATTATTCCCGAACCTTCACCCAAATTTGATGGGGTTGCAAGAAAGGGAGAAAGTCTCATTGCATATTTGAGGTATGCTTACCTCGGCATGAAAGGAGGAATTAGACAACGTCTTTCCTTTATAAGTGATTATGAAGGAGGAGATCTGGGCAGGGCAAAAGTATCACTTTTACCACCTGCTACTACGTCTGTTCTCTATAAACAATTCGTCGCAGTCGATGACTCCCTATCATCTCGTATGGTGGGAACCGTTGACTTTGTGCCAGCGACAAATGGTGGAATAGAATTTGAAGCACCTTGTTATACCAACAATTTGTTTTTATTTTCATTTGCTGATGACCCAGCACCTTCCGCTGTTACAACTATAAACCCTAGCTATACGCGAAGGTTTACAACAACTTTTCCAGTTAAGGCGTCAACATCTACTATTTATGTGGTACATGATGCTGCGGCAGGAGAAGATTTTACTATGTTTCGATTTCAGGGAGCTTCCCCGTATCAATATTCGTAGTTTAAAACCGTGAGGACGGTCAATAAGAAAGAGAGCC